ATATAAATATTCCCTCCTGATGTTACAATAAATTGGTGGTATGTTAGCGTTTAAGTAAGACATAATCAATCATAAATATCACCCCAAGTAGAGCCACTTTCATAGTCAACTTTATTTGGGATAGCTAGTTGAACTGCGTTTTCCATAATTTGTTTAATCTTCATAGCTTCATTATCATCTTTAACAGATATATCTAGTTCATCATGAATCTGTATATGTGGTATTATTCCTTCGTTATATAAATCTAACATTGCTTTCTTCGTCATGTCTGCAGCTGAACCTTGTATTAGTTTGTTTAATGCTTTGTAGGTAAATGCTCTTCTAATTCTTCCTTGCCCATATGTTGCACTGGCTTCTTCAAATGTCATAGGAGTGTGCATACCAAATGTTGTTGGTTCCCATTTATTAAATCTACACCGTCTTCCAAGTAATGTTCCTATTGACCCATGTGTCTGTGCATGACCAGAAGTCTTATTCATTAATTCTTTTACAAAGGGAACCCTGTCATGATACTTGTTAAACAATTCTTCCGCCTCTGCTTTTGATAGACCAAGTTCACCCTGAAGTTTTGCTTTCCCCATTCCGTAAAACAAACCAAGATTAATTGTCTTTGCTTGTATTCTAGATATGTTAGCCATGTCAGCCACAGTTTTGTGAAAGTCTACATTGTTATTTTTAAATCTTTCTACTATTTCTGTAACTGAATTATCAAAACAAATAGGTTCCGTTGTTGCTGCGTAGTGTACAACAAGTCTTGGTTCTTGTTGTGAATAGTCAAAACAACCCCATTTATGGCCAATTTCTGGTATGAATAAAGATCTAATCATAGGTCCTAGATCCTTGTTTCTCGCTGGGATCTGCTGGAGATTTGGATTTGTGTAAGAGAATCTACCGGTAACAGTTCCTCCCTGGTCAGATCGTATTTGATTTATCTCTGCATGTATTCTTCCTTTGTGTTCAAATCGTAAAATGGTGTCAATAAAAGTTGTGTGAGCTTTATTTATTTCTCTTGCTTTTGCAATCTTCTGAACTATAGGGTGCTTATGTTCTTGTAAAAAATTTTTGGTAAAGGAAGGGGCTGATGATTTTTCGGTTCTGTCGTAGTGTAAACCAAGTTTATCAAAAACTTTGGCTATTGATCTGGCAGCCCAAATCTGCACTTCTAGCCCTGTTTGTTCTTTTATTTCTTTTAACAAGTTTAACTCTTGGGATGTTAGTTCTTGTTTCAATTTGTGTGCACGTTCTATATCTACTCTTACACCTTTAAATCGCATGTCAACCAAACAAGGAAACAATTGTGTTTCAAGGTTGAACACTTCTTCTAATTTTTGTTTTTGAATCTCTCTTGATAAAACTTTAAATAATTCTAATGTTAGCTGTGCATCTTTCTCTGCATAAGGACCTACATACATTGCAGGAAGTTTATACATTTCAGATTTAGGATCTATACCCCATGACTCTGCTGCTTCTTTTAACGCTGCTTCGTTTTTAGTTTCTCCTAAATAATCATATGAAATACTATTTAATGTGTACCATAATCTATTTTCATCCACCAAAGATGCCATGACCATTGTGTCAACAATAAGGCCATTAATTTTTAATCCATAATATTTGAGCCAACACACGTCATACATTGCGTTGTGAAATATTTTTACTGAATCATTTTGTAATATGACTTGGATCCAATCTAAAACTTTATCTTTATCTAAATTACCACCACCCTCGTGTGCAATTGGATAGTAACCAGACCAACCATCTACAGCAACAGATATACCAACGATGTTGCCATCACCTTTGATTGAACCTGATCCTAAAGATTTTAAATTTAAATCTTTTGTTTCAAGATCAATTGCAACATACTTGTAACCTTTTAAATCTGGAAATGTTTCCGGGCATATCCATTCGTTTTGAGCTTTAAACATTTAATTTATCATTGTTAGAAAACAATACACACACAACATTGTAAACAAACCTATGTCTAGTGTTGCCATTTTTCTACCTCTCATTGCTATAATCCCTTTCAATAATCATTTGTATGTAATGAATTGCTTTTAACAAGTCTTGCTTTCCTCCCTTATCTTGATGGCGACACAAATATTTAATTGTGTTACCTTCTGCAAATAATAACTTATTTTCATTAATAAATCTAGCAGGTTGTATTTTAAACTTTTTGTAATGTCGTCCTCCTACTTGTTTAAAAAATGCTTTGTTCATAGTATTGGTTCTCCTATCGTATAATAATAATCATTGGTTGGTTCCATTATGTATAGATTTTCTTTTGTTCTTGTTACTCCAACAAAATATAATCTATGTTCTGGGTCAGGATTTTTTAATGCTGCATCATAAACAGTCTTTCCAAGATCTGTAAACAAAACAACATTATCACACTCTTGACCCTTTACTGAATGAATGGTTGAAATTTTTATTCTAGCTTTATCCATTAGATCATCACCACTATTCAATAAACCTTTCATAAACAATTTTACTTTGTCATCTATATCCAGCTGCTCCCAGTCTCCTGTAATCATTAAACCATGATTCATCATAAGGTCATCGAGGTCTACCAATTCAACACTCTCTAATGATTGTCCGTTTGCAAAACCTCTCTTAACTTGTTTCTTGTTGCAATTTAAAACTTTGTAAATAGACTTAGCTTCTTCTCCACTAACGATTGCACCTTTATGTAATCTCTGCCAAATTCTATAAGCTTTCAAAATATCATTTGGTAATAAGTTATTGATTTTACTGTCAAATCTCAAACCTAAATCTGATATGTGTTGTTGTATAGGAACTAACATATCGTTGGTTCTTGCAAGAATCATCCAGTTACCTTTACTAAAATTTATATTATCTAAAAATTGATTCTCAAAAACATTCCCCTGTGTGTCTCTTGGTTTCCAATCTTTGTTTAATCTAGTGTGAATATTTTCTAAAATTTGTAATGACTTATCATAAACTAATTTAGGAACTCTTCTTGATTCTACTTTAGGATCTAGTATGCCTCTTAGATTAATAAATACAGAGGGCTCTGCACCTTGAAAGGTATAGATAGTTTGATCATCATCCCCTGCAACATATGATCTTTTACATCTAGACTCAATGTAAAAAAACATATCCCACTGCATTAAATTTAAATCTTGTGCCTCATCTAAAAATACAACATCCAATGGTGGACACTTATCTCTTTGAACAAACATTCTAATCATATCATAATACTCAATCATATTTGTTTGTGCTTTGTATGAAATCAAATCTACATTTAATTGTTCTAATAAAAATATATTTATGTTTGGTAAATCTAATTCTATGTTTGCCTCTCTAACATCCATCTTCTTGGCTCTGGCATATTCAATTACTTTCATGTAATCATTCTTATGCACAACATGTCCTGTCTCAGGATCATATTCAGATTCAAAATTTAAGTGCTGACATATTGAAGAAAAATTTTTAAAAGCATTCCATTTGTCATCTTTTAATAATTGTGTTGAAGTATCAATGCCTAATTGTTTAACACCTAATGAATGCATGGTGCATATGAATGGAAACTCTTTACCAGGAAATAATGTTTGAACTCTCTTCTGTGCTTCTTCTGTCCCTGACTTTGTAAAAGTTATGTATGCAATTCTTTTAGAATCAACTTTGTTTTCATTTATTTCTTTAATCAAATATTTGTTAATTAAGTGATGAGTCTTTCCAGTTCCTGGAGGACCAGGTGTTTTTGTTCTAATACATATCATGAGAAGGATGGGTCTTTCATTTTTGATTCTCTTGTTTCTAGTCTATCAGGATCTATGGCTGGCATTCTTAAAACACGAACTGATTTATTATTAATTTTTACAGCCACATCTTTTGCACCAAAAACTGATTCTAATTTTTTTAGTGTCTTGTGATGTGGTAGATTCCATAACTTAGACCTTTCTGTAAATTTCCAAAATGATTTGAACATAAACATTGTATATCCATCTTCTGTGTGGGCTATGCCTCGTTTAACATCCTCTATTGATTTAGATTTTGATCTACTAACAAAGTCTACAACTAACTCATGTAATACATAATCCATCTTTGCAGATGGTGGTGCTTTTATTTCTTCTAACTTTACAAATAGTTTAGCTAACATCTTTCTCCAAATTATTTTTCCTACAGGTATCATTGGCTTTCCAATCTGATTCATACATGCAATAGAAAATTTATCTGCATCATGTAGTGTAGTATCATCTATCTCAACAGTTTCTCCATCAACAGTTGCATAATAAATTGGTGGATCGGATGTAAACTTTCTTATGGAAGATATTTCTATTGGTGGCAAGTCATCTCCAACACCAAACTTTCTACGCGCACAAGTCTTTGCATCACAATAACTTACAATAGGATCTTCTTTACATTTGTATTGATAATCTTTTTTAGATACCGAATCGATCGTATTTTGTATTTCATTATGTGTTAGTGGCTCTGGTATATATTTAACATTGTATTCATGTAACTTATCCATCCAATTATCAGGAAATCTTTTTTTAAGATACACTGACACATTATACATTCCATTGTTTCTAGTTCCTTTTGTTATTAATTTTTGTGTAAGTAATGCAACTAAACAAGGTGGTGCTTCTGATAACATATCGTCATTTGCATTCTCAGATTTAAAATTAATTAAATCTTTTTCTATTGTAGAATACTTATCATACAACTCGTAAAACTCTTCTAGTGTTGCTTTCGTGCCATCATCTTTAAATGCGTATCTAACTGTGTCATTGCCTTTGTGGTAAGGTAGATTTAAAAAACTACCTGTGTCTCCTCTTTCAACTCTAATATAATCTTGTTTTGGAAATATCTCTGCCTTTGAATAACCTAGAATAGAGGCCATCTTCTTTAGTTTTTCTCTCATTAAAGAGGCCGGTATAAAATCTTTTGTAAATAAAAATACGTGTGCTCCACCAGATTTAGATCTAAATAGTATTAGTGGTAGTTGTTTGGTTCTTATGTTTTGTAAAAATTTTTTGTGGTCAAAGGGATAGGTATCTATATCAATGCAACCCCACTTGCATTTATTATCTTCTCGTATTGGAACTATTCCAAGGGCAGGTTCTTTTCCGTCTAGATGGTCTTTCCAAAGCTGATTTGTAACTTGTGCTTTAGTTGTTATGGATTTTGTTTCGTGTTTTCCATCTTCATCAAATTGATCTGTATTTTTAGTTTGACCATAAGCAGAATTTAAGCCCGAGAATATATCTCTGAATTTCTCCATGACATCCTATATCTGTAAGGGCGGCATTGCTGCCGCCCATAAATTTATTTTCCGTTGGCTAGTGATTGATAAAATTGTTTTGCTCTATCATACACAGCTGGATCTTGAACAGGACCAACTTTGGTTACATTATAACCATACCATTGGTTTCCTTTTCCAGAGTTTAGGACTGTCGTTATCTTGTAAGTATGGCTAAAAGATGGTGGAGTATAAATTCCATTCTTTCCTTGCATAGTTAAAGACATCATCATGGCATTCCATTTTCTGCTAACTTTACCTTGAGATGAACTCATAGATATCAAAGCAGTTTCACTACTACCTTCATTTAAAATTAAAACAAAATGCTGACCAACAGTTAAAATATAATTACCATTTGGTAATCTATCTTTGCTGTCATTCCCTTTTGTTGTTTTTGAAAGTATGTCTGATGTGTCTGGATATATTTGTTCTGGTCTTCCTGAACCAGTTCCAAAATCTGACCACTCTTGATACTCTAATTTATAATGACAAGGAACTACTTCTATTCCTTTTGTGCCATCATAAACTTTTTTAGTTACTGTATTTAACAGCATGCCTGGCTCTGCTCCTTCGACATACGCTTGATTGCGTTTCTGTGCTTCAGCTGAACCATTCTGTAATAGTTTTAAAATTGGAAGAGCAACACTTTGTTGTCTAACATTTTCAAAACCTGCGTGTGCATCTGCTTCAAATAAAATACTTGATGGCAGAGGCGCAGCTTTTTTTATTGTCACTTGTTTCTCGCTTCTCGTTTCCATGTTTCTAGTTTCTCCTTGTTATTTTTGTTTGATTACCCGCAAACGTTTTAAACGTGTCAGAGGGCAAGTCTAATCCAGACTCGACTCGCTCTCTGAACACTGCCTTGAGTGTCTGGGAATGTACGCCCACTTTCTGGACAGGTTCGTATCCCTGACCTCGTGCAAGGACAGCATATTGTGCCGCCTTGTTATCTTCGCCTTGGCCAAAGGTAACGGTGATGTCATTTTTAATAACGTCACCTAAGCCATTACTACGAAGCCATTGAAAAGCCTTATCCTGAAATTCAGGAATAATAGATGCACTGTAAAAAGGTTTTACTTCTACAGATTCACCATCTTTGAGCTTTAATTTTGTTATATGCATATCCTGCATCATTGCAGGTATTTCAACTTGTGAAAGCATTCTAGCTTGTTCTTTTAGTTTGCTCAAGCTTTCTTCTGCATTTACAATCTCATCCTCTAAATCTTTTAATTTTAAAACTTTATCAGATAAAGTTTTTGCCGCGTCGATCTGTGTTATAGATTCAACTCGGTCCTCTTCAAAGTTTATTTTGTTTTCTACCATATCATATTCCTTTCTAAATTTATTTTTAATATATATTGTTATCCTACATATGTCAAGTTGAAGATTCTGTTTTAGGATACAAATCTATTTCTATAGGATAATATCGTCTTTCTTGCTTGTCCCATTTTAATAATTTATATTTACCATTTGTAACTTCTGCAACAATAGAGCATGCAACACCAATGATTGCAGGATCGCCTGTAAGTAGTAAATAATCTTGTGGTTTATAATCTTTTAGTAGTTGCCTTAATTTGAACACAACTGGTCCTGAACTTAAAATAATTTGTGCATTCTCCGGAAGAAGAACTTTTAATGTACCAAATTCACTTGCACCTATAATATTTATTTTAGGTGTTCCTAATTTTGAACCAGGAATATCTTGCAATACATAAACAATATTTTTCCTTGCTACTGTCTGAGTAGTTTTTCCTATTTGCATATTTCTATTTTCTTGACATCCTATACAACATTATATATATCTAATCAATAGAAAGTAAAAATAAAAATGCATTATAAGTTTAAGACAAAGCCATACGCACATCAATTAAAAACCCTTGAAATGTCATGGGATAAGAAGGTGTTTGCTTATTTTATGGAGATGGGAACTGGTAAATCTAAAGTATTAATTGATAATATTTCTATGCTGTATGATAAGGGTAAAATAAACGCAGCACTAATTATTGCACCAAAAGGTGTTTATAAAAATTGGTTTGACTCT